CAGTAACTGATTCAGCTAATGCTGATATATCATATCAATTAAATCCTGGTCCATCAGTTCAAACTTTTGGATATGGTTGGTCAGCTGGTACATATTCAGCAGAAGCATGGAATGAACCACGTTCAAGCACAGAAGCTATACTAGATATGAGACAATGGTCTTTAAATAATTGGGGAGAAGATTTAATTTTAACTCAAAGAGATGGAGCTACTTATGAGTGGGATAAAACAGGAGGTATGTCTGATAATAGAGCAACGCATATTGCTAATGCTCCTACTTCATCTACATTATCATTAGTATCTACTGAAACTAGACATTTAATTTGTATGGGAACAGAAAATATTATAGGTACACCTAGTACACAAGATAAATTATTAATAAGATGGTCAGATCAAGAAAATTATAATTTTTGGACTCCTAATGCAACTAACTCGGCGGGTTCACAAAGAATTGCTGGAGGTAGCGAAATAAGAACAGCTAAATCTGCAAAAGGAACTATTTTAGTATGGACAGATACAACACTTCAGTCAATGTCTTTTATAGGTCCACCTTTTATATTCGGTTTTCGTCAACTTGGTAATGATTGTGGTGCTGTTGGATTAAATAGTGCAATCGTAATAGATGACGTTGCATATTGGATGTCTGATGGACAATTCTTTAGATTTGCAGGTGCTGTCCAAGAAATACCTTGTCCTATATTAAATCATGTATTTGATGATATAAATAAAACTCAATATGCTCAAGTTTATGCTGGTCAAACTTCTGATTTCTCAGAAGTAATTTGGTACTACTGTTCAGCTTCATCTGATTTTATAGATAGATATGTAATTTATAATCATTTAGAAAATAGCTGGTATTTTGGTAATTTATCAAGAAGCACATATATAGATAATGGAGTAGAAAATAATCCTTTAGCTACACAGTATTTACCTAATTCTACTGCTAATACTTATTCAACTATATATGGTCTCACTGCTGGACGAAGTTTAATCTATCGTCATGAAGATGGTGTTGACGCTGATGGAACAGCGATCACTGCTTATATAGAATCAGGCGATGGTGACATTGCTGATGGAGAACAATTTACTTTTATAAATAAAGTCATACCTGATTTTAAAAATCAAACAGGTAATGCGACTATTACTTTATCAGTAAGAGATTATCCTAATAGTCCTCAAACTACAGGAGAAGTTATTACAGTGTCAAATACGACAGCTTTTTATAATTCTAGAATACGAGGTAGACAATCTTCTATTAAAATAGAAAGTGACGAATTAGGTAGTAATTGGCGATTTGGTACATTAAGAATCAATGTAAGACCAGATGGAAAAAGATAAATATAAAATAAGATTAGCTCGTATAGATGACGCTGTAAAAGTAAGAGAATTACTTAAAACTTGGCTTGTAGAAGCTCCATTTAACTTTGGAAACACTAATAATAAAAAAGCTCTTGAAAATATAGTATTTTACATTAAGAATAGTTTTGTTATAGTAATAGAATATGAAAATAATATTGTAGGAACTATGGCTGCTACAATAGACGAAACTTGGTATAGTGATAAAAAGTTTTTAAGAACTTTATGGTTACATATACATCCTAAGTATCGAAACTTTCATATCTTTAAAGCTACTATGTTAGTGTTTAAAGAATACGCATTAGCTAAAAAAGTAACAGCGATATGCGAAGTATTTCAAGGTAAAGACGTTGAAAGAAAACACAACGCCTTTGTCAAATTAGGATATAAAAATATTGGAGGAACATATATAATCAATGGGTAGTATCTTTAAACCACAAACAACTGTTGTTCAAGCACCAAGTCAACAAACTGTTACTTCACAAATTCCTGAATATTTTAAAGAGATTCAAGAAAGAACTTTAAGATCAGCAGAAAAAGAATTTACACAACCTTATCAAGGATATAAAGGTCAAAGAGTTGCGCCTTTATCTGGAGGTGAACAAGCAGCAGCTAATGTATTTAGTACACAAATTTTACCACAAGCAGGACAGTTAGCTCAAATAGGAGCACAAACTTATGATACTGCAACAATGCAACAGTATATGAATCCTTATACTAATGCTGTTATTCAATCTACACTATCAGATTTAGGAGAAACTTATGGTCAACAACAAAGAGCTATGGCAACACAAGCAATTGGCGCAGGAGCTTTTGGTGGAAGTAGAGAAGGTGTTGAAAGAGCTTTAGGTAGAGAAAGATATTTAGATCAAGTTGCTGATGTATCAAGTAGATTAAGACAAGCTGGTTTTGAATCAGGTGCACAAAGATTTGCACAAGATAGAGCAACACAATTACAAGCAGCACAATCTCAATTATCAGGACTTGCTGGTGCTGCAGCTGGATTAGGTCAATATGGAGCTACAGAGAGAGGAATAGAACAAGCAGGACTTGCTGAAGCTTATAGAGATTTCATTGAAGAAAGAGAATATGGAGCAGGACAAATTAGACAAATGGTTGGTGCATTAGCAGGAGCACCTATAAGAACTTATGGAGAAGAACGATCAGGCTTTGTAGGAACACCAGTAGGTGCGCCTAGTACCTTTAGTCAAATAGTTGGCGCAGGTCAAGCTTTAGCTAGTTTTTAGGAGGTTAATATGGCGTCTTTACAAGAACAGTTTAAAGAATATCAAGCTGATGCACCTGAAAAAGGTGCATTATCTTTTGATGAATTTGCTCAACAAAAAGCAAATATAGGTAATGAAGAAGCTAAAAAATATATTGAAAAAGAAAAAGATATTGAATCTGTAGCACAACCAAATGCTAGTGCTGCTTATTTAGGTAAAGATGATGAAGTTGAAGTAGGAGATACTTTTGATAGAACATCGCTTGATAGTTATCAAGTATTAGATAGAGCTAATGAAAGACTTGCAAAAGAAACTTTAACTTTAAGAGATGAAAACGAAAAGTTAAAAATTGAATTAGGTAATTTATCTAAAGTTGTAAATCCAGAAGATGGCAAAAGTAAAAAAACTGATAAAGGTGGCTTTTCGGCATTTGTATCTTCTGTAGGTGATGCTTTAACTGGAGTAGTTTCTGGAGTAGAAAATAAAATGGAAGCTATTTACGATGATCCTAAAAAAAGAAGAAATTTTTTACAAGGTCTAAATACAATTATAGAATCATCTGGTTATACTCCTATAGCTCAAGCTAAATCACCTGTAGGTAAAATAGCAACTGGTCAGAAAAAAGGTTTTCTTGAAGACTTAGCTATTAGACAAAAAGAAAGAGGATTAGATATTGAAAGATTAAAAGCTTTGAAAAACGAAAAGAGGATCGCTGATCCAAAAGATAAAGTTATTGCAGATTTATTTAAAGATTATAATGATACTTTTAATAAAAACAAAGGTTCTAAATTAGCTACAGAAAGAACTTATAATGAATTATTAAAATTAAAAGATTATACTCCTACTGGTATCTTAGAAAATGTATTTGCTCCATTAGAAGAAGTGGCTGTAAGTTTAGGTTATGGAGATTTTTTAACTGGAATGAGGAAAAAATTTGAAAAAAATCCTGATGCTGTACCTTCTTCTGAAGAAATTGTTAAGTTTAAATCAATACTTGATTCAGGAGCAAGTAATAGAATTTTAGGTAAAGCTAAAGAATTATATCCAGTATCTAACGTTGACTTACAATTATTATTAAAAGGCGCAGGTAGTTTAAAAACTAACCCTGAAGCATTAAAAGTATTACTAGCTGCAGAAAGAAGTTTAGCTTTAATTGAAGATGAAGCGTATCCTATTGCTTCTAAATTAGCATATCCAGGAGGATCTGAAACAGGCTCTGTTGGTTTTCAAAACGAAGCTTCTGAATTAGCTGCACAAAATATAGCAGTTAAATTTGAAAAAGATGTTAAAGATGAAACTTTAAAAGAATTATTTGGAAGCACTGAAAAAACACCATTTAGAATTATACAAGCTAAATTATATCAAGATTTACAAGCTGATAAATCTATTCCAGAAATCAGTGCATTTGACAAATTCTTAGGAGCACAAGCTGAAAAAGAAAATGAAATAGACGATATTAAAAAGAAATATCAATAGGGTATTAATGTGGCTGAAGTTAAACTTAACGAGGAACAACAAAAAGATTTCGAAAGATTAATCGAACTCGGACAAGATCCTAAAGATGCACAATCTATTGTAACTGGTACATTTACTGGTGAAACTAAAAAGATAGATACAACTAAATCTCAAGAAGAAATAGAAAAACAACTTTTAGCAAATGAAGGTTATAATTTAGATTTAATTAAAAATGCAAATAAAGAAGCTGAAAAATCTTATAACGATATATTAGTAGATGACGTAGGTATAGAAACTCAATCTGGTTATGTATCGAAGAAAAATCTATTTGAATTAGAAGGTATAGACGCAAGTAAAGATAACGAAATTAAAGGTGATATAAGATTTAAGTTAGGATTTGGTTTAGACACTGATGATGCTAAAAAAAGAAATATAAAAAATCTTTTATTAAAAGATTTAGAAGCACAATATGGTGCTGATAAAGTAAATGAATTTAAAGATAGTATTGATGTAAAGTTTAAAGAGTTAAAATACAAAGATAGAACTAATAAAGGTTTAATTTATAAAATACCAAAAGAATTAGGCGGAACAGGTTTTTACTCTGCTGTTGATTCACCTTCATTATCTAAAGCTGATATATCAGATGCTGTAGCAGATACAGGACCTATTGTTGCATCAATTATTGGAGGTACTTTTGGTAGTGTAGCAGGTCCAGTTGGTACAGTTGCGGGTTCTGCAGTGAGTGCTGGTTTATCAGAGTATGCAAGATTAATGTATGGTTATCATAAGTTAGGTTTACAAAATGATATGTATACAGCAGAAGAATTTCAAGAGTTAGCTGCAGCACAAGCTATTAAATATGGAGCAATAGATGCTGCTGCAACAGGTACATTTTTACTTGCAGCTAAAGCAATCATGCCAACAATACTTGGTAAAAATCAATTAAGTAGTTCTACAATAAAAGAGTTTATAGAAACTAAAGGTAAAACAGATACTGGTTTATTTGGTCGTATTGAAAAAACTAAAAACAATATGAAAAAAGAATTTAATCTTACTGATAAAGAAGCTGATGAATATTTTGCAGTATCAGTTGGTAAAGCTATATTAGATTCAGATCAATTAATTAAAAAAACTGGTACAGCTAAAGCTTCTATATTAGCAGATGAAGTTGCTACGTTAAAAAATAAAGGATCTATTAAAGCTATAGAAGATAAAATATTAAAAAAAACTACTGGATTAAATCAAGTAGATAATGCAACTGCTGATTCTTTAATTGAAGGTGTAGAAAATCAAGTTAAAGGTCAAGCTCAATTTGCAATTAATAAAGCTAATCAAGATTTATTAGAAAACTCTGCTCAGATAGCTAAATTAGAAAGTAGTTTTGTAGATGACTTTGCAACTAAATATTTAGATGAGTTTGGAGTTTATTTAGATGATACTTATAGAAATTTACAAGCACAACTAACTACTCTTGATGATTCTATTCAAACTGGTATTTTAAAAAATAAAGAAAAAATTGATTTTAATTTAGATGAAACTTTTAAAATATTAGATAAAGAAATAAGACGATTTAATTTAAAAGGTGTACTTCCATCTTCTTTAAAAAAAGTACCAAAAGGACCTAGAGCTAAAGAGATTAATATACAAAAAGCAATAGATAATAATAAATTAGTTAAGTTAAGACAATTATTTGATAGCGCAGGTTTTTCTCAACAAGGAGCTGACTTAAAAACTTTATTTCAAGGTTTTAAAACTTTACAAAAACAAGGTAAAATTACTTTAAAAGATGTTTACACTTTAAAAAATGCTGTAGGTTTATTAGAAGAATCAGCTAGTGGAGCAAGTCAAGGAGCTTTAAGAAATCTTAAAGGAAGTTTAAATAAAAATATAGCAGAGTTTTTAGCTAAGACAGGTGATGATAAATTAGCAAAAGATTTTGCTGAACAATCTTTATTATTAGATTTAAAGAAAAGATCAATCTTTAAAAACTTTTCAGATGAATTTGGAGGAGGACAAACTGTTCAGGGTTTATCTAAAGCTACAGATAAAAGTGAAAGTTTATTTAAATCATTAATAGACGATAGTATTGAAGCTAGAGAAAAATCTGCAACGTTTGGTCAAATATTAAAAGCGGATAATGTAGTTCCAACCGCTGATCAAACTAAAATTAAAAATGCTTTATACAGATATTATTTTGATAACGTAATTGAAAAAGAAGGCGTTAGAAAAATGTCTCATAATGAATTTCTTAAAAAGTTTGGTAAAAACTATGAAAACATTTTAGGAAAAGAAGAATTTACTAAATTAAAAAGTACAACTAAAGTATTAGATGAATATGAAAAATTAAATGAATTTGTATTAGATCAAAATGCTGCAGTTCAAAAATTTTTACCAGGTATTAAATGGGATGCTTTAGATAGTGCAGGACCTGGTCAAATTGTAAAACACATAATTGAAAGTTCAAATAAAAAAAATATTACTGGATTAATTAATGCTTTACCTACTAAAACTGTAAATGATATTCGTACTATATTTTTACAACAAATGATGAAAGATGTATCAGGTGAACCTTTTTCTGGAGGTAGAATATATAGAGCTTTAGGTGGTGAATCAGTTGAAACTTTAAATGGAGCTAAGTTGAATGCTTTTCTAAATAAAAATAGATCCACTATATTACAATTATATGATAAAAACTTTTTTAAAACTTATAGAGAAATAGGTGATGTTTTAGAAATGTTACAAACTCCTCCTGGAGGAACAGGTGCTGCTGGAGCTAAATCAATAACTGATGCTGCAAACCAAGCGGGATTATTTATTGATATATTTGCTGGACCATTGAACCACAAAAGACTTGTACTTAATAGAGTTGCAAGAATCATGGATTCATTTAGTATGAATACAGATAACTTATTACTATTTACTGATTATGCAAAATTTATAGAAGCTGCTAAAAAAAATTTTTTAGGAGGAAACTATCCTAGATTTATGGATAAACTTCCTACAGCAAAACGAGAAGCTGTAATAGATAAAGTTTTAAAAGCAATAAAATTAGAAGACAAATCAGTTGGTAAGTTTTTATCTAAAGAAGCTAATTTAGATAATATTGTCAATAGATTAAATTTTGGTTTTAATAGAGGAGCAGGTTTAAGAAAAACATATACTCCTAATCCATTAAAAAATCCATTAGTATATAAAGAGTATGGTGAAGATAAATTTGAAGAAATACAAAACGAAGATCCTATGCAACAAAATGCTGATGTATTTTTTCCTGTAGATGCTACAGCTAAGTATGCAATACAAGCTTTAAAAGATGTATTTGGTAAAGGTGTAAGTATAGCTAAGAAACCTTTTGAAGCTGCTGAAAAAGTTAAACAAGAAGAACAAAGAGATTTTGATAAAGAAGAATTTGAAAAAGAGTTCGGAAAGGGTGAGTGATAACAAAAAACAAAGGTTGTTTCGCAGAGAATTTAGCTATCTGTTGGTTACAAGAAAATAATTATTTTGTATTTACAGGTTGCCAAACACATTCGGCTGTAGATTTAGTTGCAGTAGACCCTGTTACATTTAAAACTAGATTATTTGATGTTAAAGTAGAAAATAAAAGAAAAGATGGAAGCTCTATATCTAGAGTACCTAGAATTAAAAATAAAAATATTGAAATAATTAAAGTAGATTTAAACACAAAAAAGTGTAGAATAGTAGAAAAAAGAGGTGTTACATGGAGTTAAGAACTAATACTGATATGATCGTTGTACATTGTGCTGCAACTAAAACTACAATGGATATTGGTTACGATGAAATAAGAAAGTGGCACGTGGATCAAAATGGTTGGGATGATGTTGGTTATCATTATATTATTAGACGTAATGGTAAATTAGAAATAGCTAGACCTATTGGCTATAAAGGAGCACACGCTCCAGCTGTTAATTCTAGAAGTATAGGTATCTGTTTAGTCGGTGGTATGGCTGATGATAATGGACCTGAAAATAATTTTACTTTAGAACAATTTTTTACTTTAAAAGATACGATAGAAATGTTATTAAAAAAATATCCGCATATAAAAGAAATCGTTGGACACAGTGACGTTCAAGAGAATAAACCTAATTGCCCAGGTTTTCCTCTTAAAGAATGGTTACACAAGGAGGACATAAAATGTGGTTAAATGCAGCAAGTATGCTATTCAAAGCTGGATCGCATATTTATAAAAACAGACAACAAACTAAAATGTTAATGTCAGACGCTGAGCGATTGCATGCTGAGCGGTTGGCGAAAGGTGAAATTGAATATAAAAAGGAAATTATTGCGTCTAATGATAAAGGCTGGAAAGATGAATTTGTCTTACTTTTGGTATCCGCTCCTGTTATTATATTGGTGTGGTCTATCTTTTCTGACGATCCAGAAATTCGTACTAAATTAGACACCTTCTTTGAATACTTTGGCAACATGCCATTTTGGTATCAAGCTTTATTTATTGGAGTGGTATCAGCAATTTATGGTTTGAAAGGAGCCGATATAATTAAAAAGAAATAATATGGAGACTGCCAAGTGGACTACAGATTTACAGCAATACTTATTATTCTTATGTGTCTTCTTGCTTTTTTTGGCGGACCGCCTAACTAAATAATTCTTTCCAATGATCACCTGTTATTTGATCAGCGAGTTTCTTTTTAGTATCTAAAGTTTTAAGTATCTTATCATCAATACTTCCAGGTACAACTAAATCTACATAAGTAACTTTATCTTTTTGACCTATTCTATGTGCTCTATCTTCTGATTGTAATCTAACTTCCATATCATAAGTATTATTAAAATAGATAACTGTTTTTGCATTAGTTAAAGTTAGACCATAACCTCCAGTTCTAGGTTGGCCTATAAAATATTTAATTTCACCAGCTTGAAACTTAGTAACTATTTCTTGTCTTAATTCAGATTCAGTTTCACCATAATATGTAGCTACATTACTAGCACCATATTTTTTAGCTAGAGCATCATAGATCATTTCTATACTTCTTCTAAATGTAGCCCATATAATTACACCGCCAGTTGATTCTTCTAACACATTCATTAGTTCTTCTAGTCTAGGGTTAGTTCCCGGGATAACTTCTTCTCTTCCATCGTCATATTTAATAAAACCAGATAATATCTGCTGAAGTCGTAATATTCGTGTGATTATAAGAGGCGCAGTCACTAATTTAGACTGTTCTAGTTCTACTATAGCACGTTTTCTAAGAGTGTGATATAGGCGTTTCTGGTGAGGATTAAGCTCTATTTCTCGCTTTTGCCTTAGTTTAGGTGGTAAATCTAAGCATTCTTCTTTAGTTACTCTAAAACTATATGACTTTAAAGTATCTTGTAATTCATCTAATCTTTGATAACTTACTATTTCATCAAAACTATGAGTTGATGTACGTCTTCTACGAAGTACGCAGTAAGCATTTCGATATGCATAGAAACTAGATTGTAAAATATATTCATCAAGAAAATTAACTTGTGACCATAAGTCTAGAGGACCTTGGGTCACTGGTGTCCCTGTAAGTATTCTTCTATACTTAGCCATACGACCTAGTTTTAAAACTGATTTAGTTCTTCTAGCAGTTCTATGTTTAATCGTTGTACTTTCATCTATACAGAAAAAAGCTTTTCCTGTATTTAATAATCGTTGTAAATAATTTTTACCTTTGTCGGTAGATAGAGCTTCTATATTTATAATAAAAAATCTTAACTTCTCTGATTCTTTTAAAAAGCTTACAAGTTCATCTACATTTTTTTTCGTTTCACTAGGCGACCATATACAGACTTTAGATAATTGTACGACATCTTCAGGCATGTGCGTATTAAATTCAGAAGCAAACCAATTACGATATACACCTTTAGGAGCAG